CCGGACGGGATCGTCATGTCGATCTCGTCGAGGATGTGGTCCATGTGGAGGGACGCGGGCGTGTGCTCGTGCTGCAGCACAGCCGCGCGAGCCTTCTTCACGGTCGCGATGGTCTCCGCGAGCTGCTGCTCGACCTCGAAGTGGTGGAGCTCGCGCATCATCGCTTCGTGATCGTGCGCCTCGGTGGGCGGGTGCTGCTTGGCGTCGCCCGCGGCGATGGCCGCTCGCGCCTGCTTGCGGTACCACTCGCGGTCTTCGTAGGCGCTGTGGGGATGGTTCTCCGGGTGCGCTTCACGCTCCCAGTCCTCCGAGCCCTCCCATTCGGCGATCTCTGCGACATACCCGTCGCCGTCCGTAGCCCCGGCGATCGCGGCGGCCACGCGGTCCACTTCGTCGGTGTCGGCTTCTCGGGGCTTGGAGTAGCCCTGCTCAGCCGCCAGAGCGTCATGACGGTCTGCGATCAGATCAACCCGCTTGGCGGTCTCCTCGTGACCGATCTCCATCCGCATCCACTCCGCGATCTGTCGCAGACGCTCGGAGTCCAGCGCCGCTTGCGCCAGGCTCTCGCGGGCTTCGGGGTCAGTGCTCATCGGTTCGCTCCTTCGCTTCGGCGCGGCGTGCGCGCAGTTCTTCGGTGTCTGCCCACCAGCGCTCGTACGCGAGGCGCGCCAGCGTCGAGAGCGCGTAGCGGGCATCCCGGACGGCGCCTTTCAGCTGCTCATCGCCGGCGAACGGGCGTCGGGTGAGGTTGATGCCGTGGGCGTTGCCGGACTGGGCTTCGAGCAGGTCGAGGGCCCCATTCAGGCCGTAGAGCTCGATCCACTGCGCCTCCCACCCGTCCGGGTGCCGTTCCGCCTCCCGCTCGAGCCGAGCACGGTTCTCGTCGCGCTCACTCACTGGTTCGCTTCTTCGGCTGACGCTCCGACAGCAGCGATGCGGCGGCCGCGGGAGGCGTCGGCGGCTTCGAGCGCGGCGCGGATGGTGCCGCGGGTCGGCTGAATTCTGTTGTTGGTCCGTGCGCCGAACTCGACCCGGGCGGCATCGACGTCCTCGTCCGTGACGCCGACGTCGAAGCTCTCGACCGTGGCCTCGGCGGGGATCAGGGCGCGCGCCTCGCGGAGGGCGGAGGCAAGGGCTTCGGTGTCGTCTCGCCCGAGGTGGGCGTCATCGTCGTATCCCGCGAGCGCGGCGTCAATGCGGGCGAGCGCGTCGGAGTTAGTGGTCATTGCATCCTCCTTGGATTCGGTCAGCGTAGTTGTTTAGTGGACTAAAAGCTAGGCTGCGAGAGCAGCCGCTCCGATAGAGCCCCGGATGGCAAGTCCTTTCTGGAGCAGCGTCTCCAGCTTCTCCACGTCGATCGAGTCGCGCATGAGGATGCGGACGTCCTCGAAGTCCCCGTACTCGAGCGTGCGGTGCGGGCGGAACAGGCGGCCTACTCCTTGCTCCTCGAGGTCAGGGCGGCCGTCCGGCGACGCGAGCCAAACCATCTTGGAGCACACGCGCTGCAGGCCGTCGGTCCCCGTGCCCATGGCCTCGGGGGTGCCGATGATGTACTGCAGCTTGCCGTCCAGGAACGCCTGCTTGATGCGGGCCCGCTCCTTCTGGGAAACCTTGCCAGTCCAGAGTTCGTTGGTGTAGCCCGCGGCGTTCATCCGCAGGGACACCAGGCGGGCGTACTTCTCGGATCCGGCGACGAAGATGAGCGCTGGCTGCGCGCCCCAGCGGTCCAGCACGCCGCGCAGTGCGCGGAGCTTCGCAGACGGTGCGTTCGAGGCGAACGACACCTCCCCTGCTTCGTCGAACGAGAGCTCGGCGAGGGCGACCTGCTTGAGGCGGGAGTCCAGCACGGCGGGGATGTCCACGACCAGCGGTTCCCGGTCGCCCTCCCAGTTCGCAGCCCATGTGAGCAGCTCGCTCTTGAGCTCCTCGTACTGCGCGCGCTGCTCGGGCGTGGAGTCCACGAACACCTTGATCGGCGCCGGCGGGCGCTCCTCGGCCTCGTGTCGGATGTAGAGGGGCAGGGTCTTGACGAAGGACCCTTCGGGCTCGAGCTCCCCCACGACCACGTCGACGCCTCGGCCGCCGCCCACGTACTTGGTCTCCGTCTTGCACCACTGCTCGCGCCAGGTCCAGAACGCCGGGATCAGGTCGGGCCACAGCCACCGCGTGAGGCTCCACGCGTTCTCAAAGCTGTTGCCGGACCACGTGGCGGAGAGGGCGATCTTCCAGCACTCCCCGCCGAACGTCAGCAGGGTCTTGCGGCCGATCGAGTCGCGGTTCGCGACCTGATGTGCCTCGTCGAAGATGATCGCGTCGAGGGCGCCGTTCTTCCGGGCAACCATCTTGGCGAACGTCTTCAAGTGCACGCGCTGGCGCTCGTTCTTGTCCGTCGGAAGCCCGGTCTTCTTGTCCATCTTCGGGATCGGGTTACCGTGCCCGTCGAGCTTGTCCTGGTGCTTCCAGTCCTGAGCCTGGAGCCACTGGATCCCACTGAAGTAGATGCCGTCGGCGCCGGCGAGGAAGGCCTCGTAGTTGGCGCGGCCCTCCTTCGTGGAGTCCAGCTTGAGGATGCTCACGGCACCCTCGGACTGCTCCTGGAAGTGCTCCTGCCACTGCGAAAACGTGTGCACCACGCCGATGAGCAGGACTCGCTTCCAGCCCGCGCGGAGCACGGCCTCGGTGGCGATGAGCGTCTTGCCACGCCCCACTTCGGAGCCGATGAGCGCAGCGCGCGTGGGCTCATCGAGGATGCGCTGAATGGCGTCCTCTTGGTAGTCGTGGGGAGTCTTCGGTGTCAGCATGTGCATGCTCCGTTCATCGCGATCTCCATGAAGCAGGTGGTGCAGGTCGGCCGCTTCTCCGCCGCCCGAGCGCAGACCGCATGGGCGTACTCGCCATCCAGAAAGACGATGGAGTCTCCGGCCTGAATTCGGGTGCCGCACTCGTTAGCGCAGATGCCGGGGAAGCGTGCCTCGAAGGTCATGCTGCAGCCGCCTCCGTGAACTCGGCCAGGCGGGTGCGCCAGGAGTCGTTCTCGCCCATGACCAGGCGGACGACGGGGTGCATCCATGTCTCGTCGGCGTCAGCGTTCACCGGGAAGATGCGGCCGTAGTTCGACTCGAACTCGTAGCTGTCCTCGCCGGAGTCGATGCCGTGGCGCTGGAAGTCCTCGGCGGTGAGCGTAACCAGCACGCCGCGCTCGGTGGCCTCGAACGGGCCAGCTGCGGGCGTCTCGAGCTCGAAGGCCGGCGCGTCCTCGTCGGCCGGCAGAAATCCTTCACCGTGGGCGATCGCAACGCGCGCCGTCTTGGTGTCGGAGGTGTGGAGGCCTCGCTGTGCTATCTGGAGGACGGGAACCTCAAGGCGCCGCGCCTGCGCTGCGATCTTGTCGCGTTCGATGCGGAACGCCAGGATCCGCTCGTCGGCCTGAGTGCGGGCGATGTTGTACTCGTGCACGCGGGCATCCCGGTAGTGGATGTCGGCGGTCGAGAGCTGCGCCAGAACGGTTTCCTGCTCGGGGGTGAGTTTCGCCATGATGGCTCCTTCTTGTGGAGGGGTTTAGTGGACTGTCGGGCCTAGCGGTCCGTGACGGCCATCCAGGTCAGAAAGCTGAACGTGCCGATCAGCGTGCCGCCGATGAGGCCGACGGTTGCGCTCAGGGCGAGGCTGGCGAGTCCGGCTGCATCCATCACGGTGGGGATGGAGAAGGCGGCTACCAGCAACACGACGAACGTGCACAGGATCACGGCGGCCTTGGCGATGTGCAGGCGAACTCGCGTACGCATCACGCCACCTTCGCCAGGCGGCCGTGCGCGACCAGGGCCCGCGGCTCGACGGTGACCTCGTAGACCTCGTCGTAGTCGATGCCAAGGCGAACCAGGACGCGGGGCAGGATCCAGTCGTTCCAGATCTGATCGTTGTCCAGCGGCGGCCAGCCAGCGTTGTCTGCGAACAGCTGGGCGACAGCGCCGATCGCGTCGTCGATGTCGCCGACACTGAACTCGGCGCCGACGAGAGCGCGCTCGAAGTCCTCGAACAGGTCGATTGCGCGGTCGCGAGCAAACATGACGGGAGCATCCGGGTCGATCATCGTGCGTCCTCCTTCTCGGGGTTGAGCCAGCCTCGGGTTTCCCCCAGGAGTCTCAGGCGGTGGTAGATCTGAGCGAGAAGGCCGGGGGCGTTCTCGGTGACGTACGGGAACTCTTCGCCGTTGGCGTCGACGCCGTACTCGACCCACGGACGGATGCGGGCGGCAGCCGCTTCGTAGTCGGACGCCCAGGCGTCGCGTTCGGTCAGGACGGGGACGCTCATGCTGCGGCCCTTTCTGCGAGAACCTCCGAGTAGGCAGCGAGAGCCAGACCCCAGGGCTGTCCGCCGTCCTGCGTGTCCTGGGCCTCACTGGCAGCGATCTGCAGCGCATAGGGTGCACCAAGTTCTCCCAGGACCAGATCTGCGCCCTTGACGGCGCCGTGCGGGGGAACCAGCGCCGGATCGATCTTGTGGAGCGCCAGGCCGATCAGGCAGGCGGGCTCGTCGGCGCTGTTGCGGTACTGGCACATGCCAGCCTCATCGCGCCAGCCCTCAGCCCGGGACACCTCGTCCTCAAAGCCGGGGAACACGTAGTCGGCACCGCGCTCGGCAACAGCGGCCCTCATAGCGGCGGTGAACGCCTCTTCGGTAATCTTGGTCACGGTCATGTCCTCTCGAGTGGTCATGCGCCCATCGCCTTGGCATTGTGGAGCGCGGTCACGATGTCTTCGGGTGTCGGGTCGGGGCAGCGCCCGGATGCTCGATCCAGCGTGATCGGCATGTGATTGGCGGTGCTCCCCAGGCTGATGAGCTTTGCCAGCCGCCAGCGCTCCGCGTACTGGGCCCGGAAGTCGTACGTGTCGCCGGCATCCGGCGCTGCGTCGTAGGCCTCGAAGATCAGCGCGCGTTGCATGTCCGTCAGCCGCGGGAACTTCGCGAGGCTGTCGAAGATGACGGTAAGACGCTCGAACTCGGGGAGCTCCGCGGGCGCAAAGGGGCTGAGAAGGCTCATGTGAGGCTCCATCCGGGCTCGACTGCTCGGCCAGTTGTGGCATCGAAGAGATCCGTTGACCCGTCCACCCACTCTTCGTTAGTAGCAGTGTCTCGCCAGACGATTTCGAGTCCTTCGCGCTTACCGCTGTCGATGATGTCGCCGGTCAGGCTGGGATCAACCTTGCTCATGCTGCTACTCCAATCCGTGCGTTGATGCGGGCGCGTTCCGCCTCGATGGCGGCCCACTTGGCGGCGTTGCGTTCGTGCTCGGCCTTGACGTCAGCCCAGGAGCGCCATCCGGGGATGTTCTCGCCGGCGTACCAGCGGGCCTCCTTGGCGTACAGCTTCCGGTGCCAGGATTCCGGGTTGCCCTTCGCCTGCTCGGCGTCGCGGCGGGTGGTGAAGGTTTCGACCGGGCGCTGTCCCGCCTCGATGACAAGGCCGAAGAATGCGCGGGAGCCGTTCGGGATGCGCTCAACCGTCCAGGACTCGGGCGGGTTGGCGGCGTGCAACTCGGGGGAGGCGTAGAGGGTCATGCTGCCGCCTTCTCCCCAATAGCCGTGAGCAGTGCGGCGGCGGCGTCGCGCACGTTGCTTACGGCTTCATCCGGTGTCACGAGACGTTCCCGGTCGCTTTGCGCCTGCATTGCGAGAGCGCGGCGGAGCATCTCGGCGCACTGTCCGACATGCTCAGCGTGGTACCGGGCCACGGCGCCGGGAGTCAGCTGCCCGCGGAATGCCTCGAGCGCGGCTGGGATCGTAAGAGTGTCGGCAGCTTCGAAACTGTCGGCCGCGACAGTCTGCGCGAGATGGCGCACGGTGGCCTGATAGCTCATGCGCTCATCTCCCAGAGTTCTGCGGCGGCATCGTTCAGCGCGTCCACGTAGGACGCTGGCAGTTCGCGGCGAGCGGACTCGAATGCCCACCAGACATTCAGCGTGCGGTCGGCGGTGTGGATCCAGACGTTCGGGCCGCCAAGGCCGATGCAGATTTCTGCGTCGCGGTAGCTGCGGTCGGAGTTGACCACGAAACGAATGTCCAGGACGTTGCGCAGGTAGTCGTACCCGCCCGCCATCTGCCAGTTCTCCGGCAGGTTTTCCGGGTCGTGCTCTGCGGGGTCGTAGTCCGGAATCTCTTCCAGAGTGTCCGCTGTGTTGTCGTCGTACGTGTTGACGTAGCCGAACGGGGCGGGGCTCGCGGCTTCCGCTTCGATCCGGGCGGCGAGGCTATCGGCGTACTCGGAGGCGGTGCTGGCGCTTGCAGTGTTCATGTCGTCAGACTCCCTAGTGTCTGTTCGTTTAGTGGACTGTTCGTGCCGCGGTTAGCGGGCGCGGCCGGCTGCCGTCGTGCGAGTGGCGGCGGTGTACTTCGTGGCGCGCTGCGTTCGGCGGGCGATCGTCTGCGACCGCCCCCGGCTGGACGCCTTGCGAGTTGCGTACTGTGCCATGATGACTCCCTAGATCAAGTGGCTACCGGTGGAGGGTTCCCCCGGCTTCTATCTCCACTTTAGTGGACTAAATGCGGCGGTGTCAACTACTTTCCAGTACTCGCGCCGATCCAGTTTCGGACGGTCGGACGGCTGAGGCCGGCGGTGCTGGCGATGTGCGTGATCGGCGTATGCAGCTGGCGGAGCAGGCCGACCTGCATCCGCATCGTGGTTTCGACGGCGGCGACTTGCTTGAGAAGGGCACGGCGGCGAGCTGCGTGCGCGGTCAGGAGCTCGAGCGCGGGGACCTGTGCGGGGGTCGGGTCGTACATGGGCGGGCCTTTCGTTCAGGTGGAGGGGGTTTCCAAAATAGTGGACAAATCGGCGTTTCGGAGCGTCGGCGGGTCGAAAGTGAGGGCGGAGGGTGGAGGATTCCGCATGGGGATGCCTCCAGGTGAGGAATGCAGTTATTCAGTAGTCGGGGCCGCGTGGGGGTGAAAAGGGGTTGAATTGGAAAGGGGTTTACAGCTGGAGTCCCCCGGAATTCCGCGGGAGGGGGTTCAGAAGTGTTCTACGTAGCCTTATACATGAGTAGAGAAGTAGATTATGTAGTAACTAAAGTATTTACAGGTAAAGATGTGTGTGCAGAGAAAAACGGCGGGACCGGCCTGGCTCGCTTGTCGTCGGCATGCTCTTGCCTCGCGACGCGTGCGCGCGTGCGCGTGATACCAGACGCCAGCCTATTTAGCAAGCGGAGCGGGCGGCTACGCGTTCACCGTGACGGCGTAGCCCGGGTCCCGTCGCCCAGAGCTCAGGCGTTCGCGAGTACGGCGCGTTCAATCCAGAGCGCGTGCCGGACGATTCGCCGGCGTCGCCGCATGGCGCTTCGCATGTCGGGATCCGGTTCCGCTTCGATGCGGGCGTCGAGCGTCGCCAGCTCGGCGGTGTAGCGGGCGTGACGGTCGGACATTAGTCCCGCGCCTGATTGGCGAGCGGGCGGTGAGTAGGTGCGCCGGGTCGATGGTAGGGCCGGGGGCGCATGGAGGGAACGGGCATGCTCAGTACCCCGCCAACCACATGCAGGCGGGTGCGGCCATGACGCCGGCCAGGAGGATGCCGCCCACGTACCCGGCGAGAGTGAGGGCGTAGCGGTCGTACAGGCGCCGCAGGAGGGACGGGTGTACCTCAGGGGCGGGTATGGTGAGGCGGTCCGTGTGCATGGCGTTCAGGCCTCCACAGCGGCGCGGCAGTACACCCATGCGTCGATGCGCTGTAGCGCAACAGCGTTGCGGCCGAGTGCCTCGGATGCGGCGGCTTCCACGACAGACGGTGAGTAGGCGCGGCCCGATGCGTCATAGCGCTGGACTCGGGCGGCGTCGCGGGCTCCATCGGCGTAAGGGTCGCTGTAGTACGTCTCCACAGCGGGGGTGCCCTGTGGTCCGGCTTCCTCGCCCTCGGGCTGGCGAGCAGGACCGGTGGCAAGATGGCGCACGTCGTCCGAACGCACGTACGTGGACACGGTGCCGTCGCTGTAGTGCAGGTCCAGGTGGCGCCTTATGCCCTGTGACAGCCCACGATCGACCACACGGGTGATGGTTACCGTGTCGGCCAGGCCGGAGTACATGCGGACGCGATCACCGACCCGGAGCTGTGACACCTGCGTAGCAGTGTCGCCGGCAACAAGATCAGTCGCGTACGTGGTCATGGTGCACTCTCCCTAGTGAGTGATTCAGTACCCTCAGCCTAGCATTAGTGGACTAAATACGGTAGAGCATGGTACAGGTTTAGCCCACAAAGTAGGTCACGAAACGGTAACGACTCCATTGCGCGGCAGGTAGGGCGGGGGTAGCCGGCGGCGGCTGCGACAGCTCCGAACGCAATGCCCCGCGAAACCGGAAACATGCCGGATTGTGGTGCCGGCGGAAGGGGCTAAGCGGGGCGGGGTGCCCCTGCACAGATTTTCGGCCGTCAGGCAGCATTCCGAGGCAACAGCCCCAGCCCCTCACAGCAGCCAGGAGCTACCGCCTCCGAAAATTTTTCGATCGCGAAAGCGGGCCTTCCGAGGTCCCCACCCCGTGAAGGCCCGCTACGCCTGACCGCTCTCCCGCTTGATCCGCTCCACCTCGAGCTCGTGAGCCGCCTGCTGCGCCGCCTTCGCCTGAGCAGCCTCCTCGCGCGCCTTGGCTCCACCCGGCCCCCACAGCCAGAACAGGAACACGAAGAAGGCGACGATGAGCGCGATCACGACGCCGATGATGACAAGCGGGATGAGGCTCATGCCGACACCATAGCCGACCGTTCCCCGACCCCGTTTTAGTCGGCGAAACGCGCCTAAACTGGACCCGTGAGTGCGGTGTGGTCCTTCGCTCACACGCCCCCGGCTCGAGGCCCAATACCTCGCCGGGGGTTTTTCTCTGGATCCGTGCGAGTTCGGAGGCGATTGCACGGTTTAGTGGACTAAACGTGCTCTGAAGCGGTAGAGTTAAGCTCACCACACCAGCCGTTAGCCCACTAATTCGTGGGCGAGGAAGGAGCACACATGTCGACTGCACCGAAGAAAGCCCGTAGGCGCTCGGGAATCCCGTTCACCAAGGCCCAGAAGACCCCCACCCCGCTCGAGGACCGCGCGTTCATCACCCAGCCGGTGTTCCGCCGCGGCGGTGACGCCCACCCGATCGGCCTACCCGCAGGCAGCACCGAGCGTTCTCCCCGCCGGGCAGCCCGCTTCCTGCTGAACGGCGGCCGCCCGTGAGCCTCTACAGCAGGCACGAACTCGAGGCAGCGCTCCAGCGAACGCGGCTAGAGCTCGAGATCGCCACGGACACCCTTCGACAGGCGGGCTACACGCTCCAGCCCGACTTCCCCAGCGTCGAGAACGGCTTCCGCTTTGAACCCAGCGGCCGATGGGTGCCATCGAGCAGCCACATCGACGCTCAGCGTCTGGCGGCCGAGAAGCAGGCCGCCCAGCACGAGCGCGACATCGCCAGCGCACGCGAAGAGGCGGCGTCCGCCAGTCGCCGTGAGACCCTCGGCGCCGTGATCGAGGCCCTGGAAATCAAGGGCTACCCGACGACGAGCGGCATCTACGACAGCCTCATCTCGGCGCAGTCGGACATCGACAAGATGCTCGCCCTCCACACGGAGCGGGAGGGCGTCATCAACGCCCACGTCGACCGGTTCTGGGACGACATCCAGACGGCCCTGCAGGTGCGCGCCGAGAAGAAGCGCGCCGACGAGCGCGAGGCCACCGAGTACAAGATCGCCAGCCTCGTGCGGAAGGAGCCGGCGCAGCGCACATCCGGTGTGTACGTGGGCTCCACCCGAGCGACCGGATCGCCGCTGGCAGCGTTCATCGACGGAAGCGCTGAGCCCGCGGTTTCGAAGACCGTGCAGCTCAGCGAGGAAGACCGCGCGCTGCTCGAGAACGTGATCGCCACGAAGCTGGCGAAGAAGAAGGGCGGCGAGAAGTGAGTCTCATCGACGAAACCAACTACGAGATCCTCCTTTCTATGGAGGGCGGCATTCCGCTCCACACCGACAGCGACTTTGACTCGAGCGTCAGCTTCGAGCCGTGGGTCTGGCTCATGTTCGGCGGCGACGAGGAGCCCTGGTTCCGCATGACGCTCGAAGAGGCTGGACGACTTCACGACCGACTCGGCCTGATCCTCCGACGCCGATGGGATCTCGAGGATGCCGAAGACAAGGTCGACCGTGTCGCAGCGGCAATCGCGAAGGCAGCGGACGCTGACTACTGGATCGACGAGATCGCCGCCTGGGACAGCCAGGAGCAGTGGGAGCGAGATGCGCAGCCGCAGGAGGAGCCGCTGAGCGCGTACGAGGACCGTGAGTGGTTCCGCAAGCAAGCGCGCGCCGTCCTTGAAGAGCAGAGCTCATGACCGCCCGCATCGAGCAGGAGACCACCGTCACCGCGGGCCGAGATGACGAGTTCGTACTTATCTGGACCAACAACCCGGTTCACGCCCGGCGCCTCGAGAAAGACAGTCGAGTCGTCAAGGTTTCCGGAAGTTCGGACCCGGATGAGATCGGCGGCCAGTACAAGATCCCCTCCGATCAGTTCGATGCGCTCAAGGGCTTCAAGCGGGCGAGCAAGCCGATGTCTCCCGAGCAGCGCGCAGCTGCGGCGGAGCGACTCCGGTCCGCGCGGGAGGCAAAGTCATGAGCATGATGAGCGTCGAGATCGGCGAGGTCTTCGCTGTGGTCAGCTTCGTCGGCGGCGCCATGGAGATCGCTCTCTTCGACGAGCGCGAGGACGCCATGCGGGCCCTGAAGTTCACGTCCCAACCTGCATCCCGCCCGCAGCCGTCGATCATGCCACTCAAGGTGAGACGGACGTCCTACCGCGACGGCTTCGCGGATGAGCCGCGGTTCGCGGGCCACCTCGGGGAGGGGAAGGAATGAGCGCCATCAAGGTCGGCGATCGCGTTCGAACCAAGGGAGCTTTCGGGAATCCCGACGGCACCGAGTTCACTGTCACGAGGATTCGCCGGGACACGAATTTCGGACGGCCGAACAGCACCTTCTGGGTGTCCGGAGACCCGAAAGATATCGGCGTCTGGGAAGAGTGCCTCGAGTTGGTGCGGCCTGTGGACGCCGAGCCCCGCCGCCGCGCGCTCATCGCCGTCTACAACTACCTGCAGCGGAGTCAGCTCGACGCGATCGAGATGCGGGACAACCCCGTCTTCCACAACGAGACGCGCAAGGTCTTTGGCGACACCGCCGTGGAACTCGGCCTGCTCGTCCAGCACGTCAATGCGGAACTGGAGGGCCTTCAGTGAGCGATTCCAGCCTTCGCGACATCGTCCGCGCGACCCGCGCCTTCGACCGAGAAGTGACGCGAGAGGTGGCTATCGCCACGCTCGAGGAGCAGGGCTACGTTGTGGTCCCGCCGCTTGTCGTCGCTGCAATCAAGATCGAGCGGCTCGAGAAGGCTACCGCCGAAGCCATGAGCGCCTTCGAGAACTGGCCGAAGTGGATGCGGGGCGAGTCATGAAGCTCAGCCTCGCCATCGTCGCAGCTGTGCTTCTCGCCGCATCGACTGCCCTCGTGTACTACTCCCCCACCGCCATCGTGAACCGCGCCCGGAAGCGCGGCTACAACATCCCGTCGCTCAACCGCGGCGCCGTCATCCGGAAGAAGGACTACGCATGACCGACAACTACGACTTCCAGTTCCTGGACGACGTCGAAGTCCGGACCCTGCGCGGGCTGCAGGAAGCCATCGGACGCGGGAATGCCGTCAAGGGCTTCCATGCAGAAGGACTTGGCCTGCGCGCGGCGCATGCTTCGGCGGAGATCATATCCAAGACCGGAGACGAGCCTCGGCGGGTGACACCGGAGCAGCACGCTGAGCTCGAAGCGACTGCAGCGGCGATCCGGAACTACCACACGGCCCGCCTCGCCCTCATCACGACTGAAGTCGCCGAGGCGATCGAGGAACTGCGCAAGGGTGAGCCCGTCAACGGAACCTACTACGTCGTCGACGGCCAGAAGTACGGCATGCTCGGCGGCGCAAACCTGCCACTGCCGGAGGCCGCCGGCGCCGGGCCCCACAAGCCCGAAGGCGTGCCCAGCGAGGTGGCCGACGTGGTCATCCGTGCGTTCGACTTCGCACACGAAGCCGGTTTCGATCTCGCCGCGATCATCGACGAGAAGCTCGACTACAACGCCAGCCGTGCCCACATGCACGGGAAGAAATTCTGAGAAGGGGAACCAGACATGAAGACTCGCACCAAGCTCATCACCGGCAGCATCGCCCTCGCGATCGCCGGGACCGCCCTCGTCGGCTGCACCACCGACGCCGACAACGCATCGCGCAACATCTCGACGGCCGCCGAGCAGTTCGAAGTGAACCGCCGCATCACGGTCACCACCGGCTTCAACAACGAAGTGGCCCTGCAGGTCGAGGGTCGATGCTCCCTGGAGTCGACGGACTCGTTCCTGTCCGGCGCGCTCGAGATCACCTGCAAGATCGGCCCGAACGAGTACGTCAAGCACTTCGTGGTGAAGGGCGACAACGACGTGGTCACCGCGCAGCAGCTCGACACCATCGACGTGTCGGTCTACCACCACCGCGTGCTCATCAAGCCGGAGAACCTGCTGCCCGAGTTCGACTACGAGGGTGGCGAGCAGTGAGCGCCGACACCAGGACGGTCATCTGGCCGGCCGAGACCGAAGGCGCGTCACCGACGACCTTCGATGTTCCGGTCGTCCTCAAGGAGGCGGTGCAGTTCCGGGACGCTCCGCACGCGCGCTGGAAGGAATCGCACTCCGATCTGAGCTTCAGCGAACGGGCGCGGATCAACAAGATCGTGGGCTACGAGAAGTACCGCACCATTCGGGTGTTCGCATGAGGGCCCCCGTCTTCGGCGGCGTGCAGGACGGCTTCTCGGTCCACCTGCCCCCGAATGCCGAGCCCGACGTCTACACCCGTGTCCTCCAGGGCGACGGCGAAGGCCGCGAGCAGACCACGGAGTACGTGCTTCGTGCCGATCCGATGGCGCCGCAGGGACAGCGCTACGCACTGGTGGCGCGGGACCTGAAGTGGCCGATCGTGGAAGGAGCAGCAGCATGATCGAGATCGAGAACACGGAGCACAGCGGCGCTCTCGCCCTGAAGCGTGACGCGCGCAACCCGGGACACGTGCTGGTCGAGAGCCACGAGTACGGCGAGCAGGAGTTCGACGTCTTCGACCTGGGCTCGTTCAACGTCGCGCACCTCATCACGGCGCTGGAGGTGCTTCAGTCGGCGGAGGGCTGGCCTCCCGCCGCGTCCATCGACGAAGCGGCCTTCCGCGCCGTCGGCACCGATATCAGCCCTTGGCTGATATCGGTGAAAGATAAGCGGCCCTCCTTCTGGGATCGGCTGCTCGGACGAGTGGAGGACCGCTCGTGAAGAAGATCCTGGCAACCGGCTTTGACGACTACATCGACGAAGACAAGCCCGCGCTCTACGTGAGCCACGGCGCGGGGAACCTCTCGGGCGTCGACGAGGTGCATCTCGAAGTCGTCGACCCCGAGGACGGCAGCACGGTGCGCCTCTGGGTGCGCCGCGATGACCTGCTGGCAGCGATCGGATGATGGCGCCGGTGACCGACATGAACAAACTCGACATCTACAAGACCCCGACCTGTGTGACGTGCGGCGCGATCATGCGCCGACTCGATGCGCAGGGCATCCCGTACAACGTCATCGACATCACTGAGGACCTCGCCGCCGGCGAGCGGCTGCGCCAGGCGGGCTTCCTGCAGGCGCCGGTCTTCGGCTACCGCGGCAAGCTCACCACGATCGCGGGTCTCCCTGACATCACGCGGGAGATTCAGTCCACTAATCAGAAGGAGGCAGCATGAGCTACACCGAAGCTGCAGGCGGCTTCAAGGTCGGGGACCTCGTGTTCGTCGGCCCCCCTGCCCGTCTCGACCAGAAGAACACGTGGCGGATCCTGTCGCTCAACCAGGCGGCTGACGGCCTCGTCTACGCGACGCTCTCGTCCGGTCTGACTGGCCGGATCTGGACGAAGTCGACGCAGCACCTGTCGCACTTCCGAGCAGTGGAGGTGGCGGAGTGACGCTCATCACTTCTCAGCTCGAGGACGCCTTGATCCTGATGAAGGGTCTGCAGGCAGCCGTCGAGTCGTTGCCGGACAAGCCCGACTTCGGAGAAGGCATGCGGCTCACTCTGCCGAGCGTCATCCCCCTGCAGCCCGACTACGAAGGCGAGCGACCCGTTGCGTGGCTGATTGCGAACGACTTCAACGGGTACGACCTTTCCACGACAGAACCTGACTCGAAAGGAGTGGCGGAATGAGCGATCAGACTGGCAGTCCAGACCTCGGCGAGCACGTCGCCATCATCCAGCCCGACAACCGCCGCCGCTGGGGCCTCGGGCGCTACGCGACCCGCGAAGACGTGGATGGCTGGCGCGTCTTCGTCTCGAAGGACGGCCGAACCATCCGTCTGGAGGCGATCGTCCATGACTGATCTCAAGCGTGGAGATCGCGTCTACCTGGACCGCAGCGTCCCCGCCGTTTTCGTCCGGTACGCCGGCGCCGCGGCAGTCGTTCAGATCGGCCTCGACACCCGCGTCGTCGATCCGATCATCATCTCGAAGGAGGAAGTCTGATGCGGATTCTCGTGGACATGGATGGCGTCATTGCCGACTGGGGGCACGCCTACGGCGAGTCGCTCGAGCGACATGGCGAAGCAGCGCGACTCATCCCCCGGCACGCCGACCAGCGCACGTTCAACCTGAACGATGGCCGCACCGAGGAAGAGAAGGACATCATCGCCTCGGTCATGGTCGAACCGGGCTTCTACGCGCAGCTGCAGCCCATCCCGGGCGCGAAGCAGGCGCTGAAGGAGGCAGTGAAGGCCGGGCATGACGTCCGCATCGTCACAAGCCCATGGGTCAGCAACCCCACCTGCGCGAGCGACAAGCTGAACTGGATCGTCAAGCACTACGGATCCCAGTGGGGTGCGCGTGTGGTCATCACTGCCGACAAAACACTCGTTCGAGGCGACATTCTGATCGACGACAAGCCGGAGGTGAAGGGATCCCTGATGCCGGAGTGGGAGCACATCCTCTTCGATCAGCCCTACAACCAGCATGTTCAGCGTCGACGCATCGTGCAGTGGGATCCCGACACGTTGCTCATTGCTGCTGAGATGCTGTGGACGGGAGCAAGCGCATGACCGCCATGGTGATCGGCCTCGGGGGCCGGCTGCGAGCCGGGAAAGACGTGGTGGCGGACCGGCTCGTCGATCGCCACGGCTTCGTGAAGCTCGGCATGAGCGATGCCTTGCACGAAGCCATGCTCGCATTGGACCCGATCGTTCTCGTCGATGAGTTCGTTCAGTATCGAGAGGGGCCCCCCGGCTACGGCTGGAACACTCCGCGCAAGCAGATGCGGTACGCGGAGCTGTGTGAAGCAGTCGGTTATGTCGAGGCGAAGAAGACCCCCGAGGTCCGACGCCTTCTGCAGCACCTCGGCACCGAGGTAGGTCGGAACATGATCGGCGAGAACGTCTGGGTGAACGTCATGGCCCGGAAGATCGACGACTACCTGTACTCCGACATCCCGGTCGTGGTGACGGGCATCCGGTTCCCGAACGAGCTCTCGATGATCCGGGCTTTCGCGGGCCGGGCGGTCTGGGTCGACCGGCCCGGTCTCGGCGAGACGACTTCGTCTCACGCGAGCGAGAGTGGGGTACAAGGATCGGACTTCGATCTCACGCTGCTGAACGACTCTTCGCTAGAACATCTGCGCGGCCTGGTCGATCTCATCGTGCCGGAGGTCAAAGATCAGCACGCCGAGCTCTCGCTCGATCGCGCGGATCAGGACCCCGCGGTCGAACTGAAGGCAGAACCTCCCGTCGTCTAGGAATACGGCGCCCTCACGGCGGTCGATCGACATTGATCGGCCGCCGTCTGTCTCTTTCACGTCTACGGTCATGGCCCCCTGCTTTCGTACATTTGTTCGAGTAAGTGGAGTACACCATAGGCATCCGACATGTGGTTCCGCTACTCACGCCCGGCGCGCCTCATTGCGACCTCCTCCTGTCCCGTGGTACACATTTAGTCCACTACTTGTTTCCACGGAGAGCTAAATGTCGACCTCGACTGCAACAACGTCTGTACCGACCGTCAGCTACTCGACTGATGAGAAGTTCTACGCCACGCGCTATCGACAGGGCCGACGTACCGTCTTCCTCGTCGCGCTGACGCCGGACCAGATCGTCAACAACATCATGAAGCCCAACCCGGACAGCCCGAATCCGGGAAACCGACAGATCCGGCTTGCACACGCGCAGGGCTTCGCGAAGTACTACCTCGAGCACGACAACTGGGTCATCCCCGGTCTCATCCTTCGCGCCCCGGACATCTTCGAGTTCGCCGGCGATCGCGAAGCGGGCGACGGAGTCACGGACTTCGGCGTCCTGTCCTACCCGAAGCGCAAGCAGGGCGACGTCCAGATCCTTGACGGCCAGCACCGCATCCTCGGCTTCCACCTCGCACTCGAGATGCTCGCCGACCAGATCAACAAGGCCCGCGACCACCGCAACCGCGCTGAGAAGGTCGAGGGGAAGAACTCCAAGCTCGCCAAGGACGCGGCGAAGGAAATCTCCGACCTCGAACTCAAGCGCGACCGCTTCTACCAGGAACGCGTCTCCGTCGAGATCCAGGTAACCGACGACATCCAGCAGTACCGCCAGATGTTCTTCGACATCGCGGACAACGCGCTCGGCATCTCGGCGTCGGTGAAGGCACGGTTCGACAAGCGCAAGGTCGTCAACCGAGCCCTCGCACTCGTCACCGAGCACCCGCTCCTTGTCAGCCGAGTTGACCCCGAGAACGATCGCCTCGGACGCACGGGCCCCTACCTCCTCTCGGCCCGCCACGTCACCGAGATCATCCGATCCGTGACGGTCGGCATCGAGGGCCGCGTCGGCAAGATCATGGAGCGGGAGCTCAACGAGGTCGACGTCGCCAATAAGGCCTCGAAGTTCCTCGACATCCTCACGGCCGCCTTCCCGCCACTGGCCGCGGTCGAGAACGGCACCCTGCTCCCCGACCGTCTCCGCCAGACGAGCCTGCTCGGCTCGCCCTTGATGCTCCGAATCCTCGCCGGCACCTACCACGAGCTCCGAAGCAACCACGCGTTCTCGGACCAGATGGTCGAGGACTACTTCACCGCCCTCGCGCCCCACATGGCCGCTCCGGTGCACGACAACTCGATCTGGCGCCAGCACACCCCCGAGGACACGTTCAACCTGAACAGTTTCGGACCCAACGGCCGCCGCCAGGACATCATGAACCTCTCCGAGGCGATGTGGGGCTGGGCCGTCGACAAGGCGGAGTTCGTCTACTCCGAGCCACTGGCGGCCCCGGTTCCCGAGGTCGACCCTGACGAAGGCATCGACTTCGCGCCCGACCACAACACGAAGAAGCTGGACGTGGAGATGCGCAACGAGGCAGAAGACATCAAGCAAGCGCACCGCGCCAAGAAGTAGCAGCGGGAAATGAGAAGGCCCCCAACGAGCTAGGGACTCGTTGGGGGCCTGACCACTTTACCGGAGGAGGCGTCCTCGATCACTTTAACATCGTTCGGTGCGTTTTAGGCAACTAAACTGACAATATGGCCGCAGACCTCACGCTCTCTCTTCTCGACGAGAAGATCTTGCTGCTGGCTGACCACATGAGCCCGGAAGAAATCAGCCGGGAGCTGGGTGGAGTGATCTCGCCGGCGCGAGTTCGCCTCCGCAAGGACGAGCTCGTCAAGTCGCACACATGGCTCGAGCGCGCCGACGAAGACTTCATCGTCACCTGGAAACTCCGCCGCGTTCTGGCGAAGCTAGAAGGCCAGCACTTCGACCTCGACAACGCCAAAGTCCAACTCTCGTTCCTGAAGGCCATCGGCGACCGGCTAGACAAGCGCAAGGCGGCTTCGGAAGCCGAGCTCAACGCGCTCTACGGCAACCAGGCTCGCATCATGGGCCGTGCGATCGACATGGCGCTCTCGTACATGAAGGGCGCACTGCGAGGCGCGGTAGACCCGGAGCTCTGGGATGAGGCGCTGAAGGAGGGCTTGTACCACGCGCAAGCCGAGCTCGACCGGCACCAGGCGGTCGAGCAGTAATGCTTCAGAACCTCGACCCGCGGGTCTTCGACGCGCTCATGCGGGAGATCACCCAGAAGTCCAAGAAGTCCCTGTACCAGCGAGATTTCATCGCATGGCAGGCTGACGTGCTCGGTGAACGCACCTACGAGAAAATGCAGGAGATTGGTCAGGACGCCCTGTTCAGTCCGATCCCGCGAACGTTCGTCAAGTCCGCAAATGGTACGAGTAAGACCTACCAAGCCGCGCGATGGGCGATGTGGTGGGTCACCTGCTTCCCTCCCGAAGAGTCCCTCGCGATCATCACCGCCCCGACGCTCACTCAGGTTGAGCAGGGCATCTTCCACTACCTCAAGACCAGCTACGGAATGGTGAAGGGCGCCGCCCTGCAGCGCAACGAGCCGATGCCCTGGCCGGGCTGGATCAGTGAGCAGGGGGCCTGGCAGTACCGCACCCCGGGTGGCAACATTTCGCTCGCTCTAGCGCGAGTCCCGAGCCCCACGGACGCCGTCTCGACCTTCCAGGGCATCCGGCGCGAGGGTGGCCGATCTCTGATCCTCCTCGATGAGGCTGGCGGCGTCTCCGAGGCGATCTTCACGGCGATCGAGGCGCTCATCACATCTGACGAGGCCCGAATGGTCGGCATCGGAAACCCGGACAAGCGCGGCACCGAGTTCTACAACAAGTTCACGGCTGAGGCAGAGAAGGGTGAGGCCAACCTGCACACCATCTCCGCCTACGACCTCCCTGGCATGACAGGCGAGATCGTCTACCCGGACAACCCCGAGAAGCAAGCCCTCATGTTGAAGGGCCTCACGACGGCCAAATGGGTGGGGCACAAAGAGCGCGTCTGGATGACCGGCGGCGAGCTGTACTACGACGAGAAGCTCGACCTCATGCGTCGCGCCGGCGGCACTCCCAACGGCCGGTTCCGATCCAAAGTGCTGGGCGAGTTCCCCGGCGATGCCGACAACTCGTTCTTCTCCGAAGATCACATCAACCTGGCGCGGGAGACGATCATCATTCCCGGCGATGAACAGCGACCCACGTTGGGCGTCGATATCGCGACCACCGGCGAAGATGAGTCCGTTGTCTACGTGAATCGCGGGGGCCAGCTCCGGGTCTTCGACAAGACCATCCCGTACATGGACGGCGACGAGCAGCGCGAGACGAGCGGCGTCTGGTCGAAGGAGGACACGCTCTCCAATGCCCGCCGCATCCATGCAATCGCTCAGTACGTCAACGCCGCAGAAGTCCGCATCGACGGTAACGCCGTCGGCTCAGGTGTCGTCACGGACCTGATGCGGCTCGAGGAGTTCTCGAATCGTTGTTACGGGGTGCCGATCCGGATCGTGAGCTCGAAGAGCTCCAGCGACATCGCACGCTGGCGCATCTGGCGCGACGAGATCCACGATCACTTCGCAGATCAAATGCGCGATGGACGGCTCGACCTCGATCCGAATGACACCCAACTTCGGGATGAGCTCATGCTCATCACCTACTCGCTCATCAATGGTGCCATCAAGATCGACAAGAAATCGGACATGAAGACCGTGATGGGCGGTTCCCCAGATCGGGCGGATGCAGCTATGTACGCCGTGCTCGACACCGCTGCACTCGTCGACAACCCCCTTGGCGATCTGAAGCCCGGCGACAAAGTGGGCGTCGACCCGTACGAGATGCTCGAAGAGGAAATGGTGCTCTCCGGCATGCCCTGGTGAGATCAGGCGCTAATAGCCCACTAATCCCTGGGATGATGGAGTCATGACTGCCGTAGATCTCTCGCTCGACGCTGTGACATCCCGAGCGACAGACGTGGCACGGCTCATGCACGAGAACGTCGAACTTCGCGAGAGCCTCGCCTCCGTGAACCGCGCGCTCCAGCTCGAGGACGAGACCTGGGACCGCATCCTTGGCGGTGGCGGCGACTACGAAGGCATCGGGCTCGACGAGCTCAAGGAGATCGCTCAGGAGATCCGACAGGCGATGGTCAAGTCGCCGATGATCGACCGCGGCGCACAGCTGCGGCACTCGTACACGTGGTCCAAGGGCATCAATCTTCCGGAACGGCCAGCCGCGGAAGCCAAGCCGGGCCCCAAGAGCAAGCAGGCGAAGGCGTTCGATGCCTTCTCGAGCCCCATCAACAAGCGGTACGTCTTCGAGGCGAACGCGTGGGAAGAGATGGAGCGCGCCGAGTACTCGGACGGGAACTTCTTCCTTCTCGGCGATGAGAAGACCAAAGAGCTCCGCCGCGTGCCCCTCAACGAGATCACGAACTTCATCACCAACCCCGACTTCGCAGAAGAGGTCTGGGCCTGGCAGCGGACCTGGGAATCGGTCAACCGCCGAACCACCAAGACCGAGACGAAGGTCGCGTGGTACTACACGGACGATTGCCCGGCCCCGATGGCAGATCGGGCCAAGAAGCAGATCCAGAACGCGCCCGTCGACCACACGAAGACCTTCATCGTTCACAGTGTCAACCGCATGGTCGGCTGGCCGCTCGGTATCCCCGACGCCGTGGCGATCGTGGCTTGGGCGAAGCTCTACTCCGAGTTCCTCAAGTACGGCTACGTGATGAGCCGAGCGCTCGCGTCGATCGCATTCAAGGCCACTGCTGGCACCAAGTCGGGAGCGCAGAACGCGGCGCTGCAGTTCGCCAGCCCCCAGGGTGCCGGCCAAACCGCCGTCATGGGAGCCGCCAACACGCTCGAGCCGATGACGAGCGCTGGCAAGGGGTACGACTTCGACTCCGGCCGTCCGATCGCGGCCATGGTCGCTACTGGCGTCCAGGTGTCGATTGTCCACCTGCTGAGCGACCCCGGCGCCGCCGGCTCGAGCTATGGCTCGGCTGCGAACCTCGACCTCCCCACCACTCGGGCGATCGTGGCTCGACAGCAGTCTTGGATCTCGTTCTTCGTTCGGGTGCTCACCTGGCTTGGGCTGGACGACCCGAAGGTCTCGTTCCCGTCGCTGCAGGAGCCGGACTTCTATCGAGAGGTCCAGTCCATCCTGCTCGGTTGGTCCACCGGCCTCCTTCACGAAGACGAAGTACGCAAGAAACTCCTCGTCCTCCTCGCCATCGTCACGGAGAAGGAGAATGCGCCCAGCGGCGTCCTCCTTCCGAACAACAAGGCCTCTCTCCCCCGCCAGGACATCGATGCGGATTCCGGCGATGGCACAAAGACATCTACGGCATCGCCGGGTCAGGGGCAGAATTCTCCGGCCGGATCCAGCGACACGGATCACATCACCCGAGATGACACTCTCGGTGAATCTTTCAGGCAGATGGAGATGGCTGACCTGCTGAAAGACGTCATCGGACGACTGGATGCGCTCACCCGTTAGCCGCGTTTTGTCCACTAAATTGCCCTTACGATGGTGGTATGCCCCAGTTGATCCAAGAGCACGCGGCCAAGCTGCGCGAACGCTCAGGGTCTCTGTGGGCGATCACGATCATCACGCCCGGCGTTGGCTCCAGCGGAACGTACACCGAGGAAGTCCTCGCTCGCGATGCCGCTGCGGCATTCCCCAAGGGAACGAAGCTCTGGTTCGGCCACCCCAAGGACGACGAGGGCCCCGGCGACCGGGACGCTCGCGACCAGTGGGGCGTGCTTGAGCGCGACGCCCAATTCGACGCAGAGTCGGGTGGCGTCATCTCGGAAGTCCGCGTTCTCGATCACTGGGCGCCCGTAGTCAATTCGCTCGGTGAGCAGGCAGACCTTTCGATCTACGCCTGGGCCGACCGCGACGAAGAGGGCTTCATCACCGCCCTTCTCCCCCACCGAACCAACTCGATCGACATCGTCTCGTATCCCGGCCGCGCCGGCTCCGGACTCGATCGGAAGATTGAGGCCGCTCGCGAAGCGGCCCCCAAACCTGGCGTCACCTCGGCGTCTCAGGAGAAAGAGAACGCACACATGGATGAGAAGATCCTGGCGGCCATTGAGGCCCTCACGGCATCGCTCGTGCCGGTGGTCGCTTTCGTGAACGAGAGCACAGCCAACAAGGCTGCTGATGCTCAGGCCAAGGTTGACGCCGAGGCACTGGAATCTGCTGCCAAGAGCGCCGTGGGCTCGTACAAGGTGTCCGTCGAGAAGATCGACGGCGCTGAACTGCTCGCTCCCATCGCCGAGGGCCTCAAGGCCCGCGCCGAGAAGGGCGAGGAGATCACGGAGTCGATCATCGCAGACGCGAAGAAGAACTCGGACGCGCTGGTCGAGGCCGCGCGTGAGCACCTCGAAGAGTCCCAGGACGAGACCGGTTTCGCCGGCCGCGTCGCTGAGGGCGCGGCCAAGGACGCAGCTTCGCTCGTCCCGATGGGATGGTGAGCTAGATGGCTACCAACATGTACAAGAAGTACACCGAGAGCCTCACGCGTGAGGTGGAGGTCGGCGCCAACGTTCCCGGCGGCACCCCGCTCCTCATCGACGGCCGTGCCGCCGTCACGCTGGCCGCTTCCGGCGGATCCGTGGTCACCAAGTCCACGAACCTGCCCGGCAACATCACCTCCGTGTCCTACGGCAACGGCGGCGTCGGCTACCGCGAGAACTGCGCAGTGGTCGCCTTCGACGGCAGCTGGCTCTTCCCGGTCGCGACCGCCGTCAACGGCGAGACCGTCCCCGACTCGGCCGCCGGCACGAACGAGGGCACGACCGTCTACATCACGGGCGCGGGTGCACTCACCCTCGCCTCCAGTGGCAACACCGCGTTCGGCAAGATCGACGACGGCAACATCGTCGGTGGCGTCGCGCCCGTCAAGATCGGAGCAGGCGCATGACCGCCCTGGACCTGACCTGCAAGGGTCGACTCGAAGTCAGCCCCTTCGTGAACCCGCGCAAGGCCGCCAAGATGAGCGAGATGGTTTCCGCCATCAACCTCGGCGGCTACGCGTCGGAGCGCGCAGCGGTCGACCTGAAGGAGACGCTCGCCACGACCGACGGCGTCTTCTCGTTCGCGCACCTCGCGAACATCCGCAACCTGCCCGAGTGGGACAAGGCCGAGCGTCAGTGGACGAAGATCGCCGCCGTCGAGACGGTGGACGACTTCGAGGAAGTCACCTTCCAGCGCCTCGCGTTCAACTTCGACACGCTCAAGCACGGCAAGGGCACCAAGGGCGCCCAGGTCTCGCCGCGGGTCTCGGAGCTCGACACCTACCAGTACGCCTTCGGCTACACGGAGGAGACGGTCAAGGCTGCGATCGAGAAGCGAGGCTTCAAGTTCGGTCTCTCGCTCGAGCGCATCCTGTCCCGTCTGCGCCCGTACGTCCGCGACCTGCCCGGCGACATGCTGGAGATCGCGCTCGACACCGACGAGTTCCTGGTGTTCGACTCGCTGCAGTCCGGCGTCACGACCGCCTCCCGCCTGAACGCGGGCAGCGCACCCGTCACTGGCGCTGCCGTCTCGGTGAACGCACCGTTCTCCGTGGACGCACTTCGCCTGGGCCTGTCCCAGATCGGTCAGCGCAAGGTCGATGGCCGTGCGGTGAAGCTGGCCGATCGCTACTACGTCGTGGTGGCCTCGGGTCAGGGCGAGACGGTCCAGGCCGCTCTCGACTTCGCCAAGACGCAGATCCAGATCACCGACGGGAACGTCGTCTTCGGTCCCCAGCCGCAGGGCAACCTCGGCAAGATCGTCGGCGTCATCGAGTCCGAGTGGATCACGTCCAGCACCGCCTGGTACGTCGTCCCCGCGGCTGGCTCGACCCGTCGCCCGGGCCTGGTCAAGCTGCAGCTTACGGGCCGCACGGCGCCGGAGGTCCTGGTGAACAACTTCACCGGATCGCTGCTCCGCGGCGGTGCTGGCTCGAGCCCCTTCGACCTGGCGCACTTCGACAACGACTCGGTGGACCTGAAGCTCCGTCAGTTCACCAACTCCGCGCTCATCACGCAGGAGCAGATCGTCTGGTCGAACGGCACGGGCAGCTAATAGTCCGCTAATCGAGAGCCCGCTTCGCCCCGCGCGGGGCGGGCTCTCGTAGCAGAAGGAGAAGAACATGGCATCCGCAAAGCCCATCACGATCACCCAGCGTGCCGCCGTCGCAGGCGAGCGGGCCCCCGAGCCCGTTGTGCTTGTCGGCACCCTCCCGGTCTCCGCGACCCCGAGCGCGACGACCGGCAACCGAGGCACGGTTCTCCGTGCCGCCTCGCAGGCGAATTCGACCGCGACCGATGTCGCCGGTCTGGTCACCGACTTCAACGCGCTGCTCGCGAAGCTGCGCACCGCAGGCATCATCGCCCCCTGATCCTGACCCACCCCGCCCTAGATGAGTTCTCACTCCGGGGCGGGGTGGACCAACGAAAGCTGAGAGATGCCGAACCCTGGAGCCTCCCCCATTCAGCCGGCCACGCCGGTCGGAATGCTGCGCGCGCTCGTTGGTGACACTTCCAGCACTCCGCTCGAGCCAGCGATCGAGGGCCAGGCCAACTACGCCGTGTGGTCCGACCTCGCACTGGAAGCGGCGCTCGGACTCGCGTCCGGCTCGATCTACCGCGCCGCCGCAAACCTCTACTTCTCGCTCGCTGCCCAGTACGCGCAGCAGGGCCGGTCAACGAAGACCGATGACCTCACGCTCGACACCAAGGGCCGCGCTGGCGACCTCATCACCATCGCGCGCGCCTGGGCCGCACACGCGGACGGCGGCGACGTCGCTGCAGCCAATGACTTCTTCCAGATCGTCGGCTTCACGCCGCTCCACGACTGCGAGCCGTTCTCGCCGTACGCACCATCACGGCCGTTCACCCCTGCTTCTCCGGCTCCTGCGCTGGACCCCAACGGATACGGATGGTAACTCGACGTGCCTGAAATCACTCTTCCCGTCCGCGGCGAGAAGCCCTACGACGTCAAGCTGAATGCAGCGATCGCGACGATCAACGAAGCAGTGGACACGACATCGGCGATCGTCACCGAGGGGCGCCTATCCGAGGCCGGACTGAGCGAGGCGATCATGGCGGCCGTCGCCGATTTCGCTGCTGTTGTTCCGATTGAGGAGTTCGTCCAAGAGGGCGAGCAGCTCGTTTCTGACGGCTCTAGCCCGGGCGACAACTCTGTCATCTTCCAGCGGGCGGAGGACACCTTCGAGGCACTCTGGAACGTGGACAAGCGTCCACGCCAGTACGCAGTCCCCGATGGGATCTACAAGCTGTCGAAGACGGCGGGAACGATCGGCGGGTCCAATCCTGCGCGTTGCATCACCAAGAAGTCGGGCGCGGGAATTGCAACGTCCTCTCAGCGCGGGGTAATTTTCCAGGCTCCGGCGGATGCCACGCCGTTCGTAGCGGCTTACGCCTTCGGTGACATTGAGGACGTCTACTGTGATCCGCACGTAGTCGACTGCTCCGCTCAAACCAACTCCACCTACACCACCGGGCTCAAGGGGTGGTTCATCCAGGGGCTCAAGCGAGCGCGCTTCACCAACATCCTGGTCAAGAACTCCTGGGGCACCGGTTTCGGGTGCGATTTCCTCGTCGATGTCGTGGTGACCGGCGAGGCGGATGGCTGTGGACGTGGCATCAAGGTCATGGGCGTCGACCCGCTCGCCACGTCTGGCGGGTCGGGCTTCGGAATCGGCACGGGCAGGTACGAGATCGAGAACTTCTACCTCGACGTGACGGCGAAGAACTGCGGATTCCATGGCGTCTTCACGGAGACGCAGCCCAGTCCGCCCTTCCCCTTCACCAGGGGCTCTTACATCCGCGCGACGGTCATCAACAACTTCGTCGGATTCCGCGACTGCGGCTCCGACGGGCTCGTCGCTGACATCACGTCGATCGGCAACACGTACGCAGGCGTGCTGCACGATAAGACGATCCTCGCGCCCAGCGCCGGCATTAACGGAGCCGTTCGGCTGATGTCCACGTCCGACAACGTGGGACTCATGCTTGGCGACTCGCACGCGGGCGGCTACCGCTTTTCTGGTGAGATCCTCAAGGCGAAGACGCACGGCGTCCTTGCGCCTTCGAGCGCCTTCATCGGGCCTCGAACCGCAATCGACGACATCCGCGTGCACGACTGCGCGGGGTCGGGTCTGTCGATTTCTGCCTCGTCGCAGGACCTGCAGCTGCGACGGATCACGGCGTGGGCGAACGGACAGTACGACCTCGCAATTCTCGGCGCGCTGAAGACCGCCACCGGTCTCGAGGTCACCGATAACGACTTCCGAAGCGGCGGGTACGTGATCCAGCAGGCCCGAGTTGGCGTCCTCGTAGATCGCAACCGCGGTACGGAGTCGGCGGCGCCGAATGCGTTCCCGCTCATCGCTGACCTCTTCGAGGGGCCGGCCACATCCAAGATGACCGACAAAGTCGCGCAGGACGGTCTCGAGTTCGCGACGTGGGCCCAGAACGGCCTCAGCATGGGGCGTGACGGGCTAGGTCACCTCAAGGCTGTCTCGGGCGCAGCGACCGTTTACGCGACCCTTGCGGCGAGGGCAAACGGGCGCCTCACGACGCAGCTCGCAGCCCTGCAAATGGATGGCAATCGTCGAGCAAACCTGCTGTTGCGCTATCTCAGCTCGACAAACTACTGGCGCATCACGCCTCGTCCGACAAACGGGGTTTCGACTTGGCAACTCCAGAAGATCATCGACGGGACGGCGATCTCGGTCGGCGCCGCCGGCCCCCTAGCGGCCGCCACTGACGCAATCGAGGTCATCCTCGACGGTGATTCGATTTCTTGGAAGGTCAACGGCACGACGATCGCCACCGTTACGGATTCCGCGCTCTCCACCGCCGTAGGAATCGGCTTCTCCGGACAGGCCAACCTGGATCCCACGACCGCGTGGGACTTCATCAAGTTCTTCCAGTCGTAGGAGCAGGTCGCAAACATGGACAGGACAACCGCTATCGGGTGCATCGCTACCGAAGCATTCGGCCACCTCGCCTACTGGGCTGCTGATGACGGTGACGTGTACGAAGCCTTCGCGGTTCTCGGGATTCCCAGGGAAGAGGTCGATGCCGCGTGGTCCGCATACGAGCCACGATGACGGACGCCATTTGCAGAGTCCGAGTGGATCCCGACGCCGGGTTACTCATGTCTGCCACGTCTTGCTTGACGGTTGCCGCCGGCACGGGTGCGACCGGTTGGATTGCCGCGCTAGTCCTCGGTCTAGTCGCATGGTGCGTGGCGATCATCGCTGCCCGCTGCGCGGCTGGATCGCATCTCGGGTAAATGAGAAACGTCCGCCGTGCGCTGTGATCAGCGGCGAGCGTTCTGGCGGGCGTCACGCAGCCAGCACCATGCCCACATGATCACTAGCATTCCTGCTGCGTAGAGCATCGATATCGCGCTGCCTCGCCCTGGCTCCCATACGGTCGGTACGACCAGTACCGCGATGCCCAGGATCACGTAACAGTCGAGGCTCCGTCGCCCCACGCGCCCGAGCTCGGTCATCAACCGGGGAGCCCACGCGCTGACGTACGCAAATACCGCGTACAGCGTCGCAACGACGAGAAACGCCACGACGATCGTTCCCGGTCCCATCTGACCATCACCGAACAGCCATGCCACTGCTGTGCTCGCTGGACCCGCTAGCCGGGTCGATAGCCGTGCCGCGACCGCAACAAGTACAGTCGCCACGATCAAGACGATGCGGACGTTTCGCCGCAGGATGAAGTCACGAACCTTCGCCCAGTACCAGCCTGCGATGAGAGCGACGAAGTACAGCGCCTGCCACAGCGCCCAGTTGATCTCACCGAACACGCCCGGCACACGAGGGAGGGTGAGCGCGGACGGGAACAATTGACCGGCGATGTAGAGGACTGTGACCCCTGCGACGACGAACACCCAGCGTCCGCGCTTGAGCGCCCAGAACGCGAGGGGTGTGAGCAGCATAAGGACCACGTACAGAGAGAGGATCGCCGCCCGCTGCGGGTTCACCTGAAGCGTGAGTGCCGCGACCACCCAGTCCCAGACGGCCGGGTGGTCACCCAGCCCTGCATAGATCTCGTCACGGCCGGCGTGCACGCTTGCCACGATGAACGCGACGGCGCAAAGGAGAAGGTGCGCGGCATAGACGACGCCCGCCCGCCTGACCGCTTTCACCTGGGCAGCGCGGAGCCCTCTGCGTTCGATGACCCGCCGGTAGACCAGACCCACGACAAGGCCAGACAGAAGGACGAAACCCATCGCGCCGTCGAACCAGATCATCGCGTGCGTCACCCGGTACGCGAGGGACGCGAATGCGACGTGGGCGACGGTCATGCTCACGATGCACAGGGTGCGGATGAAGTCGATTGTGATGTCGCGGCTGCTGGCCGTGCGGCCCGCGCTGACGTCGGTCGGCGGCGCGACGTGCACGTCCTTAGTCATGCGGCCCCCCTGATGGCATGCGCTGATCGTAGCGGTTGCCCACCACTCACTCCATTCACCCCAGGCCCCGACTGCCTCTCAGGAGGTTGGCCGGTGGCATTTCGTCACTCAGTGGGTGAGTAGCGCCGCCGTGACGAGGGTCGCCACGCCAAGGAGGAGTAGTGCAGCGCCGGCATAGATGGACCAGTGCATCCGCCCGGAAATCTGACGCTGTCTGCGTCGCTGGTGCCGTTCGTGTCGCGACGCTCTGTGCATGTCGTCCTTCTCCCTGGAATCGGGGGAGCGTACCAGCCCGCGCTATCCAGCTTCTGTCTAGGTGGCCGGCGGCTGCTTCGGTGCCCGGACTGAGGGCGTGCTGTGCGAGCCGCGGTTGCGTCGCTCCTGGCCTTCACGGATGAACGAGACCGCGCCGGGGAACGCATGGAGCAGCGCAGATGTGAGCGCAGCGTTCTCGGGATGCCGTGATACCCGACCCACCGGCCGACCTCGGGGTAGAGGATGTCCGGCCGACCGCCGGTGAGCTGCCGCACCTCGTCGATGATCGGCTGCGTATCCCGCGTGTACTGGTTGCGGCCCATCGCGGCGCTGAGCGCGATCCTCGAGAGGACGTCGGGGTGTAAGGGCATCGGCTACGCCGCGGCGATCGGACGAGCCCGCAGGCGCCGCGTGAGGACCGTGTCCTGCAGCAGCGTCGGGGCGACGAACGAACGCCCCTGGACGAGCCCGACGAAGTAGAGGGCGCCGCCGCCCAAGATGACGGAGCGCAGCAGCGGAACGACGGCCGGGCCGAACACCTGATTCAGCACGGGCAGCACCTCCGCCATCTCGATCTGTCGCTTGCTCGTGCCAGACCATCCCGACAAGGAGATCACCGCAAGTCCCATGTCGAAAAGGCCGGACTCGATGTAGTCGGATGCGTCCTCACGGGAGACGCCGACCTTGATCGTCCCCTGAGGGGTGCGGACGTGAACCATGGCCGGCAGTTCGCCGGTAGCTGCGGCATCGAACGGGCGGGCCTTCACCTGGGCGAGTGTGGTCATGGGAGAGAAGCTACGACCGACCACTGACATCGCCGCCCAAGCCGTGTCGGTGGGTGAGCGGACAATGGCATCATGCCCACCACCGCCGAGCTCCTAGCCTTCGAGGCTCGCTGGGGAGTGCACTCGAGTAACAAGGAAGAGGCCATCCACTCCGAGCTCCGGATGGCGCCCGCTCGGTACTACCAGCTGCTTCACCGCGTCGTGCGCTCGATCGAGGGCATCCGGATGGATCCGCAGACCTGCAGCGCTGTTCGAGCTCGCCTCGCGAATTCGAGGACCCGAAGTACCACGCTCGTACCACGGCCCGTCCGCTGACTCGCAGTTCGCCTGCAAGAGGGCAAAGAAAAACCCCGTTTTACCGGGGCTTATCTTGCGGTGGCAGGTGAGGGATTCGAACCCCCGAATGCTGAGCAGTCTGATTTACAGTCAGATGTCCCAGGTTTAGCGAACTAAACAGCAGGACACGCATCAGCCGCGTTTGCGCCTGGAAACCGCGGCTTTCTGCGGGATACCGGGCCTCAGTGGATGCCCAGGCGTAAGTGCGTTTCCACGCAGGACGCCTTAGTGGACTGCTTGTTATACGAATCCAAGTACCACGTGAGTACCACGCTCCTGCTAGCGTGACCTTCGCCGACCTAGGGGAGAAACATGGCGAAGAAGAAGTCACGCGAGTCGTGGGGCATTGTCGATCGACTGCCGTCCGGGCGATACCGAGCTCGCTACACGCACCTCGAGACTCGCTTCAAGGCGCCGCACACATTCGACACCGTGCAGGACGCACGCGACTGGCTGAGCGGCACCCGATCCGACATCAGCCGCGGCAAGTGGGTCGACCCGCGCAAGGTCGTCTCTACGGTCTTCGGGTCGTACGCCGAGCACTGGATCAAGACGCGTGTAACGAGCAAGGGCCAGCCGCTCCGACCGAAGACCCGCGTGGAGTACGAGCGGCAGCTCGAGCGCGGCCTCGCACCTCTCGCATCGAAGCCTCTGGCCGACATCACTCCCAGCGTCGTCCGCGGTTGGCACTCGGCGCGCTCCAAGGAAGGGCTGACGGCTGCGGGCAATGAAGCACGACTCCTCCGCGCCATCCTGAACACGGCCGTCGAGGACAAGCTGCTCGACGAGAACCCGGTCGCCTCAAAGCTGTGCCGGACGTCGACGGGTAAGAAGCACCGACCGCCGACACTGGGTGAACTGGTGTCGCTCATCGATGCCATGCCCGAGGAACTGCGCCTCGCGATCGTGATCGCTGCGTACGGAGGGTGCCGCCTATCTGAGTGGCGCGGCCTCACGCGCCAGGACGTCAAGTTCGTAGCGACCTCGGTCGACGGCCCCGAGCAGGTCGTCATTCGGATCCACCGTCAGGTCCAGTGGGTCCGCACGATCGGGTGGGAGATCGGCGACCTCAAGGGGAAGCTGGGCGACGAGCGGGAGGCTGTACTGCCCGCAGCCCTCACGCCGGCAATCAAAGAGCACCTCGAGAAGCACGTCGGCCCCTCCCCCGACTCGCTGCTCTTCGAGCCTGCACCGCGCTACGAGTACCTCACCGACTCGACGTTCAACCGCAAGTGGGACAAGGCCCGCGAGGCGGCGGAGGTGAAAGGCGAAGTCCGAGAGCACGACCTCCGCGGCTTCGCAGGCACCATGCACGCTCAGGCTGGAGCGACGTTGCGCGAGACCATGGCATTCCTCGGCCACTCCACGACCGTGGCAGCCATGGCATACCAGGCGACCACCGGTCGCGAGGCAGAACTCGCCAACCGGATGCCCGTTCCCTCTTCCCTTTTAGTCCACTAATTGCGTATGCTGCTGGCTAAAGACCACGAAAGGGGAGCAATGACCACTTGGATCACGCTCGACGAAGCAGCAGAACGACTCAAGGTGTCCAGAGACACCGCCAGAAGGATGGTCGGGCGAGGGGAACTGCCCGGCAAGCGTTTCGGCAAGAAGCTCATCCGCATCGACGCCGACCAGCTGGACGCCGCCGGCGCTGCTCTGACCGCGAAGGAGGAAGCAGCGTGAGCACGAGCACCCTAGAACTGATCGCACATGCCAAGGAGATCGCCCTGAAGGGCGTTCAGATCAACGACGGTCACACCTACAACGTCCACGCTCACGACCTTGTGGATTACGCCGAGACGATCCTCGCTCTCGTGCAGGAGCTGGAAGCCCAGCA